CTGCACCTGACCGATGGCAGGAGCGTCCTGGTCGTATCCAACGCCCTCACCCGTGCTCACGAACTCGCCATCCGCCTCATCGTCGGTCGGGACGTTGACGGTGGTGCCGTTGCCAGGGATGATCTGCACGCCCAGGCGCTCGGCCAGGCCCATCTCAGAGCGGCGCGCGATGACCGCGCCGTACAGGGTGGTCGGGTCGAGATAGCCGCCATCGGCTGGGGTGGTGATGTTCATGTCGGTGTTGTTCGAGGCACGGAAGGCGATCTCGTTGCCGTTCATGAACCGGCGCAGTTCGCTGTCCACGTCACCATCGCGCAGATAGACGCGCAGCGATTTCTCGAACGAGTCGCCGCGGGTGTTGCGCAGGTGGACGGGGGCAGGCTTGACGGGCTGGCTGGTGCGGGCTTCGGGCTCGCTGCCCAGGCTCTCGGCGCGCTGGATGCGGGCGTCGAGCTTGGCGATCTCGCCGCTCTCGCCCATCAGGGCATCCCAGCGGGCCTGTTCGTCCGCGCTGAAATTGCGGTTCTCGGCCTCGGCCTTGGCGTTCAAGGCGCGGGCTTCCTCTTGCAGGGTGGCGCGCTGCGCCATCAGTTCACGGGGGTTCATGGCATTACTCCTTGGGTTGGTTGAGACTCAACAGTTGCAGATGGCGGCGGCGCGCCTGCGCCTTCGCATCCGCGTCACCTGACGCGGCCTGCGGCTCCTGCTCCTGAAGTTGCTGATATTTCGACCGAGCGCTCACGCTGGTCTGCGGGTAGGCGGGAAACGTGACGGGCGAAACGTCGAGAAGTTGGTCCACTTCGACGATCTCACGCAGGGCAAGTTCGTTCGGCCCGTCGCCCTTGGTCCACTCCTCCGAGCGGACCGTGAACGCAAACGACGACTGACTCACGTCGCCGCGCTTGACCTTTTCGTACACGCTCACCGCCTGCGGGTCGGCCAGGTTCACGTCCACGCTGTAACGCAGCGCGGTAGAGGTCTGTTCGAGGCGCAGGGTATTGGAGGTGGTGCGCCCCAGAACGACGTTCCAGTCGTGATTGAAGGCGGCGATCACATCGGGCTGCTCGGAGAGCACGCGGGTAAACGCGCCCTGGCGGATCTTCTCGCGGAACCAGGACCCGATGACGGTCTCCTGCCCGAAGACGGCCGCGTCGCCCTCGATAACGGGGGCGCTGGCGTCGCCTGCGGCCCGCATGGTGCAGGTCATATAGCGGACCTCGGTCTTGTCGTCGAAGATGGTTTTATTCGTTGTCATAGGTCACCTCGTGCAGCAGGCGGTCGGCTTCGGCTTGCGCCTCGGCCATCAGGTCCAGGTCGTCGAACAGATCGGCGGCGGGGCTGGCGCGCAGGATGCCCTCCACGCTCGTGCCCTGGCTGGTGCAATAATCCGCGATATACGCGCTGACTCTGGCCTCACTCAGCATTTGGGCCGAGATGAACGGCCGCAGCACGGCGCGCATGTAGTTCGGGTGGTCCTGCTTGTAGAACTGCTCGAGCCACGGCCCGAACTTGGAACGCTTGTTCTCATCTGCCAGCCAGCGGTGCGCGGCGGAGAGCAGGTCCTGCTGCTCGCGCTTCAACATGCGGCGCAGGGCGTCATCCAGCAAGGGCTTCCAGCGCGGGGCTGCGTCATCTGTCGAGGCGGGGTCGGCATGCGGCACGGGTTCGGTCTTTTGGTCTCCCACCGTGCCCATATTCAGCGGCACCAGCAGGTCGTCCGCGCCGTCGATGGGGTTGAGGCTTTCGCGCTCGCGCACCTCGTTGCGGGTCATGATGCCGTTGGTGATGGCCGTGGCGTAGGCGCTCATGCGGGCTGAAATGTCGGTGCGCAGGATGGCGTCGGTCACGTGCTCGAAGTAATAGGTGCGGCGCGCGTCGGCCAGCAGCAGGTCCTTGTTGGCTTGCTGCTCGATCATCACCAGCCACGGGCGCAGGGTGTGGTTGAGATAACCCTGCTCCTGCTGCTCGATGCCCGATCCCCACGAGGTGGAGCTGGTTACATTGCCGAGCATGTGCGGCGGGATGCGGAACATGCGCGCGATCTCATCAACTTGGAACTGACGGGTCTGCAAGAACTGCGCGTCCTGCGGCGGGAACCCGATCTCTTTCAGGTCCATGCCCTCCTCGAGGATCAGGGGCTTGCCCGCGTTGTTCGCGCCGCCGTAAACCTCCATCCAGTCTTCGCGCAGGCGGTCCACCACGCCCTTGTCGCGCAGGTTGCCAGGGTGCTTGATGGCTACCGATGGCCGCGCGTCGTGTTTGAAGACTCTCGACCCGTACCGCTCGGCGCTCATGCTCAGGCCGATCGCATTGCGAGCCAGCGCGATGCGGCTGTAGCCCTTGACCCCGTCGAAATCAAACGCGGGAATGTGCCAGATCTCCCACCAACGGAAAGCCCGCTTGGTGTTGTCGGGCAGGGTGTACAGGTATTTGCGCTCGCCGTTTTTGTCGCGGAATACCTCCATGCGGTCGGGGCGCAACGGCCACAACTCGCGGACGATCCCGCGCGCGTCGGTGATGATCTGGCTGTAGGCGTTTCCCCAGCCCAGCAGATGACCCACCAGCAGGCGGCGATATACCAGGGCGGTCATTTCCTCGTTGGGTGAATCGTGCAGCAGGCTGTACTCGATACGGTCATAGGCCGCCTCGCGTCCGCGAGGCTTGAGCCTGCGATACAACTTAAGCGGCAGGCTGGCGATGTCCTCGGTCAGGATGGTGAAACCAGCCAGTACCGCCGTCACAGCCAGGGCCCCTTCCACGGTCACGGTCTCCCCAGACCAGGACTCCGAGCCGCCTGCGAGGGCAGCCTTTAGCCAGGCGGGCGGGTTCGTGAGCGAGACCGCTTCGCGCTTCTGCGCCATGAGGGTGATCATTTAGGCCTGCTCCACAGAAGTGAAAAAACGCCCAACGCGAGGAACAGGGTCCCGAGGGTAATCAGGGCGAAGGGCCAGCCAAACTGGAACCCGACGCCTATGCCTAGGAGACCAACGCCCGCGTAAACGTGGATGTTGATCAACACATCGGCCAAAGTGGAGGGGGTTGAGACGGCCTGTCCGTTTTGCATTGGGCGCTTTTTCCAAAATCCAAACGTGCTGAAAACGCAAAAACCCCGCCAGCGGCCTTTACAGGCAGCATGGCGGGGTGACAAAGTTCCGCGTAGTCTATTCGGTTGCTGAGATTATAGCACTAAAGTTCTGGTTTTCAATAGGGCGAAATTTTTTTAAGTTTTTTCTTTGCGCCTTTTGAGTTGATTTCCCTACAGCCGCAAAAAGCCGCGTTCTTCGTAGACTGATTTTTCGGAGTTGTAGAATCGGGCGCGGGCCATTGCGCAGACCCAGGCGGCGACCAGGTCGATGCGTTTGGTGCGGGTGAGGCCCTTGCCTCGGCGTTCCTTGACGTATTTGATCTGGCCGTTTCCGTTTTTGGCGATGCTGGTATTTCCAAAACACCAACGCGCCACGGGGTTGTCCTCGTGGGTGATGGCCGCGACGCGTTTCGCGTTTCCCTTGCTGTCGAGGTCGTCGGTTTCGATGCGCTGGCGCAGCAAGATCTCGATGGTGTTCATGGGGTCGGTCAGGTGCGTGTATTGCTGGGGCACGTCCACGCAGGTGAGGCCGTGCTCCTGGTCGAGGCGCTGCAACAGCATGGCCGCAAACGATTTATCGGCGTCCACTTCGAGGATGTTGTATATTTTGCCCAGTTCGGCGATACGCGTCTCGATCACGCTGTAGTCGATCATGTTGCCCGCCGTGGGGGTGATCCAGGCGTCCGCAGCCCATTGCGGGTAAGGCACCTTATCCTCACGGGCGCGCTCGTGCATGGTGTCCTCGGGGATGAATGCCTCCCAGATGACGCGCCAGTCGTCCTGTCCCTCCTGCGGGGGGAAGAGCAGGCACAGGGCCGAGAGGTCGGTGGTGGTCGAGAGGTCCATGCCCAGGTAGCAGTCGCGGCCCTCCAACTCCTTGCGCGACCACGTCCCCACCGACATATCCCACAGATCGAGCGGCAGCCAGGCGGTCAGTTTGGTGGTGGGCCACTGGTTCAGGTTCAGCCAGCGGAAGGAGCGCTCGTCGCTCGGGCTGAGTTTTGCCTCGGCGGCGATCTCGCGCAGGTCCTCCACCTGCAGGGTGTGCCCCAGCGACGGGTTCGCCTGGTGCCAGTGTTCCTCGTTCCAGATGTCCTCGCCCTCATACGCATAAATGACGGGGTACCAGTTGGGGATGTCGTGCGCCGTGTCGCCCTTGGTGCGAGCGTCGAGGATGGCTTTGGCTTTTTCGTGGACCTCCCAGCCGATGCTCACGCGGTCGGGGTCGTCGCCGCTGGTGGTGATGACCCACAACAACGGCTGACGGCGGGCCAGGAATGCGCCCTTGGTCATCGTGTCGAACAGGTCACGGTTGGGCTGGACGTGCAGCTCGTCGAACAGCACCACGCTGGGGCGGTAGCCGTGTTTCGTGAATGACTCTGCCGAGAGCACCTTGTAGGTGGTTCCCGTTTCGACGTTCTCGATCAGTTTGTAACTGTCGCGGATCTTGACCTTTTTCTCCAGGGTCTTGTCCTGCATGATCATTTCGACGCAGGTGTCGAACACGATGCTGGCCTGGTTTCGGTCGCCCGCGCAGCCGTAAATCTCGCCGTTGGGTTCGTCCCGTTTGAACAGGTGGTAGAGCGCCACGGCCGAAACCAAAGCGCTCTTTCCGTTTTTCTTCGGGATCTCGATATAGGCGGTGCGGTACTGACGGATTCCGCGCTCGTTGAGCGTACCGAACACATCGCGGACGATCTGCCTCTGCCACGGCAACAGCGCGAACGGCTGACCGTGGAAGTCGTCGGTCAGCTTGAGCAATTCTACGAATCGGGTGGCGCGGGTGGCGAGGGTTTCGTCGAACATGGGAGAGTGGGGAATCGGGAATCGGTTTATGTTTCTTGGTATTTCATACCGTGGCTTCAACGGTGGCAGGGATGCCGTTCTCGGTCGAGCCGCACTCAGGGCATGGGTGTACTGGACCGCTGAATTTTTTTTCGTGCGCGTCGCCTGCGCGTACAGGGCTGGTCTCGCCCTGGTCGTTCAGATAGACTCCGAAGCCGAAGCAGGTTCCACAATTTTCAATGTGGGCGATCTCGCAGGCCGTGCAGATGCTGTGTTTTTTCATGTCATCCTCTACTCAAAACAAATGCTGACGCGCCCGCGCGAGGTGGGCAGGGTGTAGCACTCGGGGGTAGCGGATGGGGTGGGGGGTACGGTGGCAGGCGTCCGCGTGGGGATGGGTGGGGTGCGGCTGGGCGTCCCGCTGACGGGCGTCCCAGGCGTGGGGCTGGCGATGATATTCCCGCTGATGACGGCCCAGGCGGGCAGGCTGACGGCGGGCACGGGCACGCCCACGAACAGGTTGTCTCGCACGGTCACGGCTGTGGGCGTGCCGCTGACCTGCGAGTAGTAGCGCAGCCCGAGACAGCCCTCGACGCGGTTGGCGGCCAGGTCCACGTCTCGCAGTTGGAATCCCCAGCCGCTATAACTCTCCGCGCCGAGCAGCAACCCGCGCGCGGGCTGGCCGCTGCGGTAGTAGTTCGGGTCCACGCATTGGACGGTGTTGTCGGTGACGCGCACGCCGTTCGAGTTATCGACGTAGATGCCCACCGAGAAAGCGTCGGTGACGCGGTTGCGGGTGACGGTCACATCCACGCCGCGCGTGATGGCGATGCCCTCGCCGCAGTTGCCCGCGATGACGTTGTCGCTGATGGTGATGTGCTGTCCGCCCAGGTAGACCTTGACGGCGCTGCCCCACTGGCCCGAGCCCGTGCATCGGGCCGCGCCGTTGCTGGTGACATTTCCGCGCACGGTGTTGCCAGTGAGGGTGATGTATTGCCCGCTGACGACGATGCCGTGCGAGGCGCAGCCCTGCGCCAGCACATTCTGCACCGTCACATGGCTGCCCGTCACGCTCAGGCACTGGACCGTGGCCCCGTTGCCGTAGACGGTGATCGGGTCTGCCGCGCTGCCGCTGCGCGAGATCACGAGGTTGCGGTACGCCACGGCAGGGTCGAGCGCGATGTCGTTGGCATCGGGCGCCAGCGCCTGGCTGCGGGCCGCAGTCGCAACAGGTCCGCACGCGGCGAGGAGGAGGGTCAGCAGGAGGATGATTCTGGTCATGGGGTTGTCCTTACGGCATGGTTTTTAGCGGCAAAAGCCTAGAACCAAGCCACTAAAATGGGAAATCTAATTCACAAGAATCAACTTCGGAAACGGGA